CGATCAATCAAGTAGGGATACGGTATCCAGGTTGACCGATCTCCTTCTGGCTTTAGTGTGATGACCAGTCCGATTCGATCAAAGGGCATGGGCATCTCAGCAATCTTCTTGTCCATGTTTTCTAATGGATTTTCCTTCATCCACTTGGCGAACATGAGCCTAAATCCCGACTCCTCTGTTACATCAAACCAAATATGAGAGACAGGACTTATTGGCATAAGCGATATGTACTCAGCGACGGTTGGACTCATGCTAACCTCCGTTTACTCTTGGCCCAGGCGATCTGTCGACTCCGAATCCAATTCATTGTCGTGAACTCTGGAACCTTGGTGACTTCCTCAAGACCACGGGGCCAGACACCGAACTTTTCTTTGTACTTGTGCGCTGCCCACCCCTTTGCATATCCACGGTCATTGGCAATGTAGATCAATTGTGAATAGAAGGACTGCCGATCATCTCTCCTGACGGTCTGGCCTAGTTCCTGTAGTTCGCCTGGGATTTCTGAAACTAATGAGCGCCGTGGTTTTACATGACCACACGCCGGGCAACTGAGTGCTGCCTTGGGCCATAGATGCCCACACGCGGGACACTTGGATTCTTTCTTCTCTTTCTCTGTCGGTTCCTTCCTGGACTTTTCTTTTGAATCGTCCAGTTCTTTCACACCGTCATTGAATACCTCGTCCCAGTCGTCGCGGAACCGTAAGTAATTGCCCGAGTGATCCAGCCAGAGGCCGTACTCTTTGCCGGAATACGAACGCATTACACGGCCCATCTGCTGCACATGGGAGGACAAAGACTTAGAGAACGGTCGTGCTGATACGCCAATCATCACATCGGGGACATCAAAACCGCGAGTTAGTATGTCGGTTGCGATTAGACCGTGAATCGTTGTGTCTGGTTTACTGAAGTCCTCGATGGCCTGGCGCTTAAACTCGTCATCATCTTTGTAACTGATAGACACGAAGTTATAGCCACGCTCTGCAAACTTTGCGACCAGATCTGCGCCGTGCTGAACCCCAGAACAAAAGACAATCGTCTTCCTAGGACGTCCGAATACCTCATGAGTCTTGGTGATCCATGACTCCACGATGTCGCCCGTGATCTTCATGCCGCGCTCGGTTGCAACATCCTGAGACCACTCGCCTGCTACCTTCTTGGCCCCAGTCATGTCGATCTCTTTGGCAATGTAGACCCGCAGCGGAGCCAGCCACTTATTCGTTACCAGAAAGTCCGTGGTGCTGCCGTTGACCACATGGGTATAGACATCCCCCAGACCCTTTGTGAATGGCGTAGCGGTCAATCCAATGACCTTCATCTCTGGCCGTGACTTGATGAACTCTAGTGTCTGGCGTCGATTTATATGACATTCATCTATAATTAGTAGTTCTGTCTGGGGAAAGTTATCTCTACGCTCAAGAGTTTGAGCTGAACAGACTTGAATTTTTTCAAGGGGCCTGTATCTCCAGTGATCTGCTTGGTAGACCCCGTGCTCTATTCCGTACTTGGATAACCTGGCGCTTGTTTGATCCACCAGAACAATCCTGTCCATCAACATTACAGAGCGTTTATAATTTTCCGAGGTGGCTTTCATAAGATAAATTGCCATCTCGGTCTTACCTGTACCTGTGGGAGCGTATAGCAATTGGCATCTGTGGCCCTGCTTGAATCCCTCCCGCAATGCGTCGATAGTCCGCATTTGGTGATCGCGTAATGCTAGTTCCATGTTTTCTCCTGCCGAGATTCCCCCTCGGCGTGGGCTTTAAGAACTTATTTGTCCAGCAAAGATTGGACAAGTTCTGTAGATAAAATCTTTAAATCAACCGCTAGTTTTAATGCGCCGTCCCTATCGCCTTCGTTCATAAGACGATAGAGTTCGGTGATCTTTGCTTTGATATCGGTACTGATTTCTGCGTAGTCCCTCATCCTTCCACCTTTTTGAGTTTGGCCTGTAGTGACTTAACCGTGCGCTTGAGTTCCGCGTTCTCATTCTGATACATGTCACGGCTTTCTTTGAGAGCCAGGATCTCTACATCTTTGACCCGCAGCTGCTCCCGCAACTCCCTAACCGTGTCCTCGATGTCGGCCTTCTCAATGTCGCTGACATCCAACTGACCGATGGCGATAGCATCTTTCAATCGTTCGTTCTCTTCCGATAGTTTATTTATTTCATCTATCAATTCTTCTGGGACATTGTTTTCTTCTATCGCCTCGGGAGGCTTCTCTTTGGGCTTCTTAGGGGTCTTTCCTATCGCGGAGGTATCCATGGTCTTCTCTTCCCCGTTGCGGGTGTAGGAGACCTTTTTAGGGGCCTCCTCAAAGGAACTACGGATACGACTGACCGTCATATGCGAACAACCAATATGCTCTGCGATCTTTCTGGTAGACCAGGTGCTCCAGACTGGATGCTTATTAATTCTGCCGATGATCTCGGTGAGATCTGAGCGGGTGAACGATAGGCCGCGTCGATTGGTGGCACCAAAGGCGTACAGGGTAGCGTCGTCTACCGTCCCGCTGTGGACTTCTACTTCTATGTCTAACGCGCCGTTCTGCCGGTGGGCGTAGTACCGGTGAAAACCATCAGCCAACCAGTTTTTTGAGCCGTCATTGAAGATCACGACAGGCGGGAAGACCACCCCGTCCTGCATCTGATTTGCGTACTCGTTGACTACTTCTTGGTTCAGCTGCGCCCTGGCCTGGGTGCCGCCGTCGGTACGGATTTCGGTAAGTTTCATGCTCTTCTCCTTTAGTCCCCGCAGTAACACGGGATAGTTTCGTCGGTAAATAAATTTTGTTGGTCTTTGGCAAACTTGGCCATCTGAGCGTATGAGGGGCGGTCTGATCTAAATCTAGCGCCAATCTTCTCCTCCATACTTGCCCACCAGACCGCACGTTCTGGCTTTTGTTTTATCAATCCCATTACGATCTGACCACCCTTTAGAAAACAAAGGTCGCAGTTAGATGCACCACTCATTTTTGGCAATGCAAGATCAAAAGGTTGCTCATCCCAGAATCGCCACACCTGTTGCTCCGTTACTTGGGCGTCGGCTAGAGGACAGAACTTGTCTTCTTGTCCGCGAATCTTGGTGACTCTGCGCGGCTCGTCTGCCCTTATACCAACCATCGAAAGGTAGTTTTTATGACCGAGGCTTTTGAGATAACGGTCTATGGTCAGCACTTTTAACTCTTGAGTGCAAAATCTTGCGACCATGTTTGGAAGGTATTTTTTTTTGCGAATGAGCGCCTCAAAAGGTTCGCCATTCCTGCTGGCTGTATCAAAGTTCACGCGACGGAACTTCGGGTCTTCAATTTGGAACTCCAGCCAATGAATCTCGCAGCCCCAATTGACTTCGCAGTCACGGACAAAACGCAGAGTCGCCTCTTCTTCTTTCCCTGTATTGGCAAAGACGACAAGGCCATCAGCCGGCAGACCATTGTTGGTTTGAAGAACACGCCAGAGTAGATACGCAGATGTACGACCACCAGAGAACGATATGACGGTGGGTTCCGTAATCTTGAAGGGATCCATGCTGCTCTCCTTGATGTAACTATGTTCCAACTGTAACACAGTTACAAACGATTTTTGGGGGGAGTTATCCCCCTTTGTTGTTTTTGACCTTAACTTCTTGCTGTTTCTACCTTGTCTATCACCACCTGTCCGTTGGTGGGCAAGACTTAGCCATCCCCGAGCCGTGTACTGTAACAAATGTTACAGTGGACTCGGGTGCCTTTACAAAGTCTGTCCATTGGAGCCGCTTTGACTCGCCAGTCGTTCGCTGCTGGGGCACTAGCTTCGCCACCCCGTTCTGATTCTTCCGCAGCTTTCCCCCAGTATCAGATCTTTGGTTCATGCGCTGGCGTTGAGACCCCGTCCACATGTACCGCAGCCGGAGACCCAAAAGAAAAACCTCCTAGGGAGGACTTGGGCTTTGACGAGCCAGCATCGGGCGAGAACCAAACGATGACTTCAAGCCCTCTCTAGGAGGTTCTTGGATACCACAGTTCTCGCCACAACACCGGAGCGTCACTTCCGACAGACATAGGATAGCACAACTGAGAAAAAGTTCCCTAGAAGGGTGGGGGCCGGATCATTTGCACCAAGGAAAGGTTACGGGCTATTTAAAGTCGCCGCGCCGACTTGCCGGCCCCCATGAAAAAAAGACCCAGCTCAGGGAGAGAGTCTGGGTCTAATCCCTGTGAACAGGGAGGAGAGTTACACATGAAACACTAGGGAAAGTACCACCTCCCCGCCCCTAAGACAAGACCTTGAGTTTCTCGTTCATAAACAACCAGCCGATGGTAGCCCGGTGCGCCTCTTCCCACGCCTCCATCCGTTCCTCTTTGCTCATGTCCGCCCCCTGGTCGATGCGTGAATGGCATCTGTAACAGAGAGCCGCGATACGAAAGTCATGGGCTTTGATGGCTTTACCTTTACCGTCCCGCAGTCTGTTGCTGTGAGCCGCCGCTACCGTACCGTCTTTGGCCCCGCACATCTGACAAGGAGACTCCCGGACAACCTCCAGGAGCGCCTTGTTGCGGTAGTTAGACATACTTCTGAAGAGCCTCGATAGCTTCTGACCTGACCTTGGATGCGTTTGTTTTAGGGATCATCTCTTCCCATAGCAGAAGGGCGTTCAAGGCGAGCTTCATAGCGTCTTCTTTGGGTTCACGGCTCAATCCATACATGGTGAACGGTGGGTCTTGTTCTCTGATCTCGACCTTGATGGTGTCGGCTGCGGAATACATTCCTGTGAGTGGCGTGATGTTCATAGTTAATCCTTAATTTTGTATAGAGACTTATTGCCGGTTTTAATTCGATCTAGTACTTGTTTACGGGTCAATTCTCCCAAAACTTTTCTTACTGAATCATTGCTGACCAAGTAATGATCTGCAATCTTGTCGCTGGTGACTGGCCTCTTGTGCTCAACCAGGTACGTCCAGACCTTTTCACTTACCTTCCTCACGTTCTGCCTCCGCAATGAGATAACTAAGATACCAATGGGCCTTCTTCAAATCCTCCAGCGCGTCATCTTTGTAGCCAGTACGGCTGAGATACTTGATGACCGTCAATCTTAAATGACCCATGAACTCTTCGGGGGTAGATTTAGCCCGCATGAAGTCTATGGTTTCTATCCCGCCTACGGTGTAGTGGGGTGGGTGGTTAATCAGATCTACTTTCTTTCTCATGATCTCTCCTTAGTGTAGGTGCGGGGTCACCTTCTGGAGCCAAGCCGGAACCCCTCGGTACCGGATGAAGGCCCCCGCTGCCGGTGTTGTTCGGATGTCTAGGCCACGACACCTCCGGCTGGTCGCTATTCTTTAATTGGTTGTCTCTCTGCCCACATATTTAAGCATGTCTGTTCTAGTTCAAGCGAGGGAGGGTTTGTCTTCATGGCATCTTTGAGTCCCATCCTGTATGCCTCCACAACATCCTTTGGCATGGTGAGTTGACTAGGCATATCGTCATCTGTCATACGGCCAATGGCCAGGACCAGGAACATCATAGAAAATGCGCCGAGCACAAAGCCAGACCAGTAGGTGCCGTTCTGTATGCGTTGATCAAGTAGTGAGTTCATTTCTTCTTCCTTTCTAATTGCTCGGTGTAGAGCAGCGTTCGTAGCATCACCGCAATTGACATCTCTTTTTCAGGGTCGTTCATGTAGTACAACTGTATGGGCTTGCCTTCTATGCAAGACACCCCAGTCCTCCCCCAATAGTCAAAACGCTGACTTGGATACCATGGTTTAAACTTTTTAATAAACCGGTCACGAAACTTAAGAAATCTATCTTCATACGGTTTGAGGTAAGGGTACTTGGTATAGAAATAAAAAGGCAGGTATGTAATCTTGAACTTCTTAATTGACCTTTCCCAAAGTTCTTCAATGACATAGCGATCATTTCCATACCTGATCCGTAGTCGATCTCTTACATCGAGATCTTCCAGCTTACGTCTCATTTGTCGTTGATCGCCCTAGTGCCCATGCTAACCAGCTTCCCAAAGTTGTTTGCCCGGTCCTCAGTCATGATTGATAGCTTGGCTGCGCTGATCTCTGCGTTTATGTTGTCGTTCAGAGTCTTCATATTGGCCGCTATTGCCATTCCTACATTCGGAGACATGCTCCCCTCACGGAGCTGCCAGATAGTGTCAAGTATCAACCGACGTACATCTCCAAAGGTATTGAGTGTGACCATGTGAGTATGCGAGTCGTACCCAGGTTTATCTTCAAAGTTCATGTATTTTTCTCCATCAGTCTTATTTCAATCTCTACAGCTAGGATTCTTGGGTCTTTGCCAAGTTCCTTAATTACTTCTTCAAATTCTTCATCGGTGAGGCCGACCCATTCTTTCTTTTGCGGTGCGGGTTGCGCTAGTCGGTCACGCAGAGCTTCAAGCAATGTTTTACTGCCATAGCCAACATCGGCAAGGTCCTCTAGTTCTTCCCACGCCCAGTGCAAAAGTTCACGATCTGTCATGGTTCTTCTCCTTTAGTTTGGCTTCGTAGCCCGCTTCAAACCCCTTATGCCATGCTTTATGCCAGCATAGGCACCACATCTCGTAGTACCCACGTTGTAATGGAAACGAAAACTCTGGCGCTTTAAAATACTCCTTTACATCTTTGCGTTTGATAAACGCTCCCCATGCCTTGTCACGCTCTGGGTTGTTGACGGGTATGTTGTTTAGTCTCATGTGTTCTTCTCCTTTAGTTTGGCTTCGATCTGGTCGAACAACTTGCGGGTATAGCCCTTGATAGGAGTGGGACCCCACGGGCCGATGATTTCTTTGATCTCCTCATCCGTCAGCCCAACCCATTGTTTGGCGTTCTCTCGTTCACACCCAGACCTCTTACAAAGACCACCGCAACTTGGGCACTGTCTATCCACCATTCTTCTCCTTTAGTTTGGCTTCGGTGGCTCGGACAAAATCAGCGAGTATCGGCACTTCAATGTGCGTCAAACCATCGAACACAGTAAGCCCACCGACTTCCTCATCCGTCAGCCCAACCCACTCACGCTTTACATGGTCGTGCATTGCCATCATTGCGTTTGCAAACCACCCAGTCATTAGCCCTTCGTCGATGTCTTCTATGCGCCAGCTTTGCTCTGCCATTGTGTCAATAAAAAATCTAGCCCATGCTTGTGCGTCTGGGTTGCTGTGTATGCTTTTGTCATAGTCGCTCATGTGTTCTTCTCCTTTAGTTTGGCTTCAAATTCACGTGCAAATGCGATCATTTCAGAGTCACTTGTTGGCTCGTTATACATCTCATGAATTTCCCAGTCTGGAATACTCACCCATTCACGCTTTGGTGGCGAAATAAAACTTGAAGGTGTTCTTGTGGCGACCCCGCCATTGGATATAGGCATAGTTCCGGCTAACTCATGTCGATCTTTTGCCGTTTCATCGACACGTTCTTGCGATATGTCGCTGGCGTGTACAGGTGAGGTGTAGTAATCACGCACCAAACGATATGACTCAGCCTGCTTCCACTTTAGCGCCCTGTCACTGTCCGTCGTGTATTTAACGCGGCCGTCTTTTCCTATAGCAAACCACAAACTAGGCTCTTGCTTCTCTGCCTGCTCTAACTTTTGGCGTAACTCATCTCTCTGCGCTCGTATGCACTCAGGTCTGTCGCAGAAGTAACTACAGGTGTGAAGGCTCATGTCTCACCCCTTTAAGTTTCAAGTACCTCGGTTTTAGGTTTACAGTCCTTGATCCGGTTGAACGGGTCATGCCATTTGATTGTTACTAACGGCTTGTCGTGGTAAACAAAACGATTATCAGGCCCGCGCATTTTAAACATGTAGCCATCCAAGACCTTGCGCTGCAATCTCTTGCGGGCGCTGTTTTCCGAGACCTTGTTTTTCTTGGCGTACTGCTCCACGGTAATCATGTTCCACGCCCCCTGCGGCAAGGCCAAGTCTCCTCTAACTTATTTT